TTTATCAGCTCGTGGTATAACAGTAAGTGGAGCTCATGGTATTTATGTAGCAGAATCTCTGATAAAGTAACATACGTATCAGTATGGAAGAAGATTTTCCGGAATTTGTTGAAAATTTTTAAATACAAAATATTTGGAAAAGTAAAAAAAAATATTTACTTTAATGAATAAATTATACCACTATGGAAAACAAATCAGATCAAAAATTTGGCCCTCCTAAAAAATATGTTAGTTCAGATGGAACTATAAGACATGTTTGGAATGGCAAATTACACAACTGGGATGGACCAGCTTATATTCCTAATGGGGATGTAAAAAAAGCAGAATATTACTTAAATGGAATTAAGTATACTAAATTACAATGGGAAGAAACTATAAAAAATACTGAAGGTTTACCTTGGTATAAAAGTTCAGGTGCTGTAGGTACTAGTAGATTTTAACTATGAAAATAGGTTTTATCCTCCCAGGACGAGAATTTTCAAATAACTTTTTAAATAGTTGGACTAATTTAATAAAAAATATTCCATCAAATTGGGATTGGTTTCATATAACAGGTTATGTGCCTAATGTGTTTTATAATAGACAAGCTCTTTTAGATAGAGCTAAAATGCTTAGACCTACCCACTATATGTGGATCGATAATGATCAAGTATTTGATTTTAAAATGTTTGAACAATTAGTAAAACATAATTTACCTATTGTATCAGGCATATATAAGAAAAATCATTTAATGTATGCTTGTTGTGGTTTAAATGGTAAAACATTAACAGTTAATGATGTTGAAGGTAAAAATGAGTTAATTGAAGTTAAAGCAAACGGAATGGGTTTTATGTTAGTTAAAAATAATGTATTTGATTTAATTCAAGATCCATTTGAACCATTAGATTTTGATCAATGGGAAGATTTTTCTTTTCAATTAAAAGCTAGGGAAAAAGGATTTAAGTCGTATATTGATCCTACAATTATAGTAGGACATGAGAAAAAAACAATATTATGAAAATAGGATTCTGCGGCACAATGTCAGTAGGTAAAACTACATTAGTTAATTCATTGAAAAAATTACCTGAATTTAAAGGGTATGAATTTAAAACTGAACGATCTAAATATTTAATGAGTTTAGGTATTCCATTGAATACTGATTCTACAATTAAAGGTCAAACAGTATTTTTAGCTGAACGAGCTAGCGAATTAATGTTAGAAAACATAATTACAGATCGTACTTTAATTGATGTAATGGCGTTTACTAGATGTGCTAATTCAATTAATTATTTAGAAAAAGATTTATTTTGTGATTTAGCATCATCAATGTTAGATGAGTATGATTATGTATTTTATGTTTCACCACAAGGAGTTCATATAGAAGATAATGGTATTAGAGAAACTAATTCTAGTTATAGAGATTTAATTGATGATACTGTAAAAAAATTATTAGATCAGTATGCTCATAAAGTTAAAAGGATAATATATATTAAAGGTTCTAATGATGAACGTATAAAAATGGTGAAGAGTGCTCTTTTTCCCAATATTTATAAATAAGAATATATATAAACTATGAAAAAATCTGATTTAAAAAAATCTATTAAAGAATTAATAGTAGCTGAATTAGCCGGAGCATCATTAATGGATAATGAATTAAATGAAGGAGTTTGGTCAGTATCACCTGCTCGTATCCCTGAATTTATAAAGGCTGTTAATAATCTTAAAGATGAATATCACTCAGTTGTAGGTAGTGATGATGTATTTGATGGTTTAGATGCTGCTATTTCTGCTGCAGAAAATTTAATGTCATTAAATGAAGCTGAAGATGATGAAGATTTTGATGAAGATAAAGCTGAAAAACAAGCACAAAAAGCAGCTAAAAAAGGAGATTCAATTTCTAAATTAGCTTCTAAATTAGCTGAAACTGTTAAAGAAATGAAATCTTTAGTTAAAAAATATAAACAAGCTGAAGGTGCAGAAAAAGAAAAAGTTAAAGATCGTTTAAAAGAATTAACTAAAATAAAAAAAGAAATTGAAGCTTCTATTAGTAAAGAAGAAGAAGAAGAAATTGAAGATTAATGACTTTTAATAAACATCATATAGGTTATGCATTATTAGCTGTATTATATCTTGTAATATACTATTTTATAGTACGTCCTGAAAATCTTAAATTAAAAAATCGTATTAACGAACTTAATAAACAAAACGATTCTTTAGTTTTAAATATTAAACAAACACAATCTCAAATTAAATCTTTAGACTCTGTAGCTAATATTCTTAAATTTAAAGTAGAACAAGATAAAAATGAATTAACTGCTTTAAAAGCCAAATCAGATAAAATAAAAAACAAATACAATGAAGAACATAATCGTATTAATAATCTTTCTAGCAAGTCCGTTGTTAGTGAGTTCACAGACGCTTTTGAATGATAGTATTTGTTGTGTTCCGTGTAATACCTTAAGAAAAGCCTTAATAGTAAAAACTGAACGCGACTATTTAAAAGAACAAATTAAAATAACTCGTGACTCAGTTTCAATTTTTTCTCGTATTACATTAAATCAAGATTCAATTATTAAAGTAAAAAATACTTCTATTTCTTTATATAAGAAAAATGAATTTAATTATCTTCAACTTATAGATAATAAAGATGAAGAAATTAATTTATATAAAAAAGATATTAAAAGACATAAACAATCTAAATTAGTCTCTTATATTGTTGGGGGTACTTGCATATTATTAAGTATACTTATAGTATTATGAGTCAAGATCTTAAAAAAATAATAAGAGAAGAATATATAAAATGTGTTCAGGATCCTTCACATTTTATGAAAAAATATTGTTATATTCAACACCCACAACGTGGTAGAGTACTTTTTAATTTATATCCTTTTCAAAGTAAAGTATTAGGTTTATGGAAAAATAATTCATATAGTATTGTACTTAAATCACGTCAATTAGGTATTTCAACCTTGTCTGCAGGCTATTCTTTATGGTTAATGTTATTTCATAAAGATAAAAATATATTATGTTTAGCAACTAAACAAGAAACAGCTAAAAACATGGTTACTAAGGTAAGTTTTATGTATGATAACTTACCATCATGGTTAAAAGGAAATAAACCATTAGAAGATAATAAATTATCTCTTAAATTAACTAATGGATCTCAAATAAAAGCAGTTTCAGCAGCTAGTGATGCTGGTCGATCTGAAGCAGTATCTTTACTTATAGTCGATGAGGCTGCATTTATTGAAAATATAGCCGAAATATGGGCTTCAGCACAACAAACCTTAGCTACTGGGGGTGGTGCTATTGTATTATCAACACCTTATGGTACCGGAAATTGGTTTCATAAAACATGGGTTTCAGCTGAATCTCAAGAAAATGATTTTTTACCAATTAAATTACCTTGGTATGTTCACCCTGAACGAGATGAAGCTTGGAGAAAAAAACAAGATGAATTATTAGGTGATCCTAGATTAGCAGCTCAAGAATGTGATTGTGATTTTAGTACATCGGGTGATGTAGTATTTTATCCTGAATGGCTTGAATTTATTAAATCAACTACAATTAAAGAACCTATAGAACGTAGAGGTGTAGACCAAAATTTATGGGTTTGGGAATCCCCGGATTATCAAAGAGAATATGTTGTATCAGCTGACGTAGCTAGAGGGGATGGAAAAGATTTTTCAGCATGTCATGTAATAGACATTGCTTCAAATACACAAGTAGCCGAATATAAAGGACAATTACCACCTAAAGATTTTGGGTATTTTTTAGTAGGCTTAGCTTCTGAATATAACAATGCTATGTTAGTAGTAGAAAATGCTAATGTGGGTTGGGCTACTTTAGATGCTATTTTAGAAAGAGGCTATAGAAATTTATATCAATCTCCTAAATCAGATCAGTTAACAGCTGAATCTTATTTAAGAGTATATGAAAAAAGTTCTGAAATGGTACCTGGCTTTACTATGTCTATGAGAACTAGGCCTTTAGTAATTAATAAATTTCGTGAATTTGTAGGTGACAGAAGTGTAACTATACATTCAAAACGTTTACTTGAAGAAATGAAAGTATTCATTTGGAAAAATGGTAGACCAGAAGCTCAATCTGGTTACAATGATGACTTGGTTATGTCATTTGGGATTAGTATGTTTCTACGAGATACTTCATTAAAGTTCCAGCAACAGAGTTTAGACTCAGCTAGAGCAGCTATGACTAATATGAGATCAAATAATATGACATATGCCGCTGGTGGGTTTAATGTAGGAGACAAATACTATGTTCCTAACCCCTATAAAATGCCCAATAACCATGGGGGTAAAGAAGACATTAGCTGGTTAATATAATATTTATAACAAAAACTACTATGGCAGATAAGAGTTTATTTACAAGATTACAAAGATTGTTTTCCACTGACGTTGTAATAAGAAACGTTGGTGGTAATCAACTTAAAGTAATGGATACTAGAACTATCCAACAAACCGGAGAACTTGAAACTAATGCACTTATTGATAGATTTGCAAGAGTATATTCAAATTCCCCAACTTCATTGTATGGTTCACAAAATGCTGTAAATTATCAAACATTACGTCCTACATTATATTCTGAATATGATGCTATGGATACTGATGCTATAGTAGCTTCTGCCCTAGACATTATAGCAGATGAATCTACATTAAAAAATGATATGGGTGAAGTACTCCATATTAAAAGTTCAGACGAAAATATTCAAAAAATATTATATAATTTATTTTACGATGTATTAAACGTAGAGTTTAATTTATGGCCCTGGATTCGTAATATGTGTAAATATGGTGATTTCTTTTTAAAATTAGAAATTGCTGAAAAGTTTGGAGTATATAATGTTATTCCTTATACAGCATATCATATTGAAAGGATTGAAGGATTTGGAATGCAAGACCCTAATGAAATTAAATTTAGATATGACCCAGATGGTGTAGCAGCTTCAAGTTATGGATATTATAATGTGCCTAACTCAGGCCAACAAGCAAATTCTATATATTTTGATAATTACGAAATAGCTCATTTTCGCTTATTAGCTGATATGAATTTTTTACCTTATGGTCGTTCATATATTGAACCTGCTCGTAAATTATTTAAGCAATATACTTTAATGGAAGATGCAATGTTAATTCATCGTATTGTTAGAGCACCTGAAAAACGTATTTTTTATATGAATGTTGGTTCTATTCCTCCTCAGGAAATGGAATCATTTATGGAAAAAACAATTAATAAACTTAAACGTACTCCTTATATTGATCAACAATCAGGTGAATATAACCTAAGATATAACATGCAAAACCTACTTGAAGATTATTATATCCCAGTTAGGGGTGGTGATACTTCAACTAAAATTGATACATTAGCCGGAGCACAATGGGATGGTATTACTGACGTGACTTATTTAAGAGATAAATTATTTGCTGCTCTTAAAGTACCCAAAGCATTTATGGGTTATGAAGGTGAAGTAGGTGGTAAAGCAACATTAGCTGCCCAAGATATACGTTTTGCTCGTACTATTGAACGTATTCAACGTATTATAACTTCTGAACTTTATAAAATAGCTTTAGTACATTTATATACTCAAGGGTATAAAGATGAAAATTTAACAAATTTTGAACTTTCATTAACTACCCCATCTATTATATATGATCAAGAACGTGTAGCATTACTTAAAGAAAAAGTTGAATTAGCTACAGCTTTAATGGAAAGCAAATTATTACCTACAGATTGGATATATGATAATTTATTCCATTTAAGTGAAGACCAATATGATGAATATAGAGATTTGATTATTCAAGATGCTAAACGTAAATTTAGACTTACACAAGTAGAAGCAGAAGGTAATGACCCACTTGAAACTGGTAAATCTTATGGTACCCCACATGACTTAGCATCACTGTATGGTAAAGGTAGATTAAGCACAGACCCTGCAAATTTACCTCCAGGATATAATGAAGAAAAAACAGTATTAGGTCGTCCACAAGAAAAAGTAACTGATCGTAACACTCAAGAAAGTCCATTTGGAAAAGATAAATTAGGTGTTAAAGGTATGAAAAGTGATGATAATTTTAATAAAAAAATAAATCCTGATTTTAAAGGCAATTCACCGTTAGCTTTAGAAGGTAATCGTTATCTAGGTAAATATAAACATATGTTAAATACTATGTCTAAACCTAATGAGAAAAAATTAATATTTGAGCAAGACAAGGCAAAAGAATCATTATTAGATGAATCTAATATTAAAGATCAAGATTTTTAACATATTTATAAAAAAATAGATATTGATGTATATCAAACATTCAAAATTTAAGAACACGGGTATCTTATTCGAGCTTTTAGTAAGACGAATTACATCCGACACATTAACTAAAGGTGATTCACCCGCAGTAAATATTTTAAAAAAATATTTTGTTAATACTGAACTTGGTAAAGAATATAAGTTATTTGAAATAACATTTAAATCTAAAAGTTTAAATGAAAAT